CATGAAGCTATTAATGGCATTCCTGGACTTGTGACTTCAGTTGATGTGTCAACCTCAGTCGGTTTTCCTCTAATCCTTCACAGATTTAAGAAGTGTGAGAAGAAGGCGTTTCTTGTTGAGCTTGACACTGGAAAATGGGAAATGGGTCCTGAACTGGAATATTTGTATTTGGAAATAAAGGCATATGTCGATTCTGGTGGGAAAACTATTAAACCAGATATTCGTTGGATTTATTTTATGAAAGATGAATTGTTGTCAAAAGAAAAGATTGCAAAAGGTAAGACCCGAGTTGTTGCTTGTGGTCCCTTTGCACTGTGGATTTTGTTACGTCAGATGTGTGGCTCGTTTATGTGTGCGTTTATGAGTTCTTGGAGGAATTTGCCTTACAGTGTTGGTTGCAATCCCAATTTTTGGGATCTTGATTGTATTTTGAGACGTTTGAGTGTTTGGAATACTGAGTTGTTTGCTGGTGATGGAAAAGAGTGGGATAAGCGTTTGCATCGGTCATTCATTGATGAATCATTTAGAGTGATTGGTGCTATTTGTCACGACAATATTGAAGGTTTTGAGCTCGAAAAGTTCAACTTGTTAGTTGAGCTTATTCTTGATGCTCCCAATCAGTATCGTGACAATTTATTTCGCTTGACTCACGGACAACGTTCTGGGAATTTCTTCACAACAACATTGAATTGTATTGCCCATGAAATGATGTGGCGTTACGTGTTTTCCAAAGTTTGTCCCCACCTTGTTTTTGATGAATGTGTTGGATTGGCAGTTTGTGGTGATGATGTGCTTGTCGCAGTCCGCCCAGATATATTGCCGATTTTTAATGATCTAGTCTATTCATGTGAAATTGCAAAATATGGTCAAATTTACACTCATGATGATAAGATATCCGAATTGGATGGTGTTCCCAGACCTTTTTCTGAAGTCACTTTCCTTGGATCCACACCTGTTAAATGGCGTGGAAAATGGCTTGGTGCTTTACGCACGAAAACAATCCAGGATCTATTACACTGGGAGAAAAGGAGGGGTGCTTTCTCTACAAATGTAGTGCATTCATTATGTATGGCCAGCGCTTGGGGTGAAAAATATTGGATTGATTTGAGAGAAGACGTGGTTCAAGCTTTGAAAAAGTCTCAGTTCCCCGATTTTGAGAAAGAAAATTTGCTTTTGTCGGTTTTGGATTTGTCGAGAGGAGAGTGTCTGCAAAGACTCGCTACATCGACAGGAAGCGATTGGCTCGACGACGCCAACGACTTCAATTTTGGATATTATTCGAGTGTTATAGTTGATTGATTTTGTTGTTTTATCTATTTATTTATTTGTGTGATTTACTAATATAATTATGACTGCCCAGCAAGCAGGCTTTTCGTCAGTTTCCGCAAGTTCAATTGTTCCAACTGAACGCGGATATCAATTTACTAAGGTTGGAAGTGACTCATTTAAAGCTGTCAGTGAGAAAGCATTGAGTTTCCAGGATGCTGCTGATACATGGGTCTTACGAAGCTCACTTGTCTGGAAAACTGATTTAGTGGCTGGTGATTCTTTATTTAACACGAATCTCCCTTGGGGGATGTTGAAACTTAACAACGCAAATTGCCAACAAACGATGTTATTTGAAAGGTTTGTTTTCCATTATTTTAGAACTATGGATATTAGAATACAAGTTAATGGTTCTCCGTTTCAGTCTGGAATGCTTTATGGTTATTATGATCCAAGAAACGAGTTTCAGACTACTAGTATTTATGATGTACCGGCTTTTGATTTTATTCATCGTATACCACCGCATACCAATGCTTCGTATGAATTTAACATACCTTTTACTTTTCATCGTTCGCGTTTGAATTCTAATCTAGCAACATTTGAAGAATCTATTGGTAGGTTTCTTCTTGTAGTCGTTGATCCGTTGTTTACAACTGGAACCGACGTTAATTTGTCAGTTTTTACAAAATTCTCAGGATATGTTTGTACCGTACCAAGAGCCTCTATAAATGGTGTTTACACTTTGGAAGGCATTGGTGGTTCTAAACCAACGACGAATATATTTAATTTACGCCATAGCACAGTAGGTGCTATGCCAATTGAAATGAACATGTCCGGCAATGCCGGCAAAGGTGAAGGTGAGTTTTCAACCACTTTACCGATGGACAAGCCTCCACTAGCTAGTGGAGCACTGCCTGTTTTCATACAGAATCCAGGTATGTCAAATTGTGTCGGGGTAATGCCTTGCACTGCCCTGCAATTGTCTCCTGCAGCTATGAGACCCACCAGTGGCGTTTTCGCTACTGATGTTGATCATATGTCAATCGATTCGTTGTGTGCCAGAAAATATCAAATTTACCAACGTTTATGGGCGGATACTGATCTTGCTGGGACACTTTTGGTTTCCTTACCTATAACACCCATGCCGAAAGCTGCTACTAACCAATCCGGAGGTGTTTTGAATGTTAAATTTTGTGCCCTTGAGGCTATTGTTGATTTAGCTAGTTTTTGGTGGGGTGAAATTACCTATGAGATAGTCGTTATTGCTAACAATTTTCATACTGGAGCCATACGTGTGGCTTATAATTATGCTGGTGAGTCATTAAACTCACTCAAAGATGTTGAAACTACTTATAATTCAACATTTGACATCTCAAATGGTAATCACATTTTTACTGTTACCATACCACCTAATGCTGGTACAGATTGGTTATCAACTGAAGGTACATCAAAACCATTTGTGGATCCGTCTAATCGTGCTTTTAATAACATTATCCCAAATAGACGGTTGGGTTTTCTTAATCTCTATGTGTTGAACCCTCTTCGTAGTGCAACTCCCACAGTCCCACCTGATTGTGAAGTTTTGATTTATATGTCATGTAAATTAAGTTTAGCTGTACCTCGCGCTTTTCCGGTGTGGGGCAGTAGTGTTAACTGGACTTATCTTGTTCCTGCTTCTGCTAATTCAGAAAGAAGACTGTCTTTTTCTGATGATGATTATGCTTTAGAGTCACCAGGTGAGCCTGGTGTAACATCGGTTAGCACTGGTGATTCTGCTTATGGCACTGGTGAGATTGGTAGTAAAAATACTGAAGAACTACATGCTGAAAGAAATGTTATCAATGTTTCGGATAATTCACTAACCCATTCACCTAATCGTGATGCAAAAACAGAGAAATTTCAATTTAAGATTTGTAGTTTAGTTGATTTGTTTAAAAGATATGTTCCGATAACAGTTGAAAGGTTTAACTGTGCCGCTACAGCGGCTGCTACAACTTTTCCTGGTTCTGCTTATATTGTTCCTCTTACTTATCCAAAGTTTGCTCGATCTTTGTTTAGTGGTTTAAAGGGAGGAATTCACGTTCGTGCTATGTTTCGTGCTAGTGGCAGTGCAGGTTTTGCTGGATTTGTTAATTATGTTCCTGCGGCTGTAAGTGGTGAGTTTAGAGGATCACTTGATGGTAAAAACGAACATGTTGATAGTGCTTATTCTTTCACTGGATTACTTGCTGGGTTTCCTAATATTAGTGGCGTTACCTTCACTCGAGTTACACCACCTGCGGTGAAGGCGACTCTTACAAGTGGTAGTTTCCAGAATTGTATGGGTGCTCGAGACGTTCTTTTTGTTGATAGACATGGCATGGTAGATTATTATTGTCCATTTCAAAATATTTACGATTATTGGCCTATGGGTAGTGACGAGGATGATAATCGTGTTGGAACACTTTATTTTTATTTTCCGACTTTAGCATCAACATTACTAGTTGGTTTTTGGCAGTGTGTTGGTGACGATTTTGCTGGTTGCAGGTTTTCTCCTACAACTGTTGCAAATTACTCTGCTTCACAGTTTAATATTAAGGGTTTTGTTGCAGACGATCGTCCACCACTGGTTCTTACATCAACTGTAATTCAATCAGTCACTACACCTTAATGTATATTTCGCTGTGCTCGCGAATAATTTGGTTTTTGGTTTAGTTTTTCTCGCCGGACTGTCTCCGA